CATTGGGTGAATACAAAAAGTGGGGATCTTCATTCCAGTGCACGCGTGAGTAAAGCCGTTCTCAACTCCAGCATAGGCGCCGCCAAGACTGCAAGCTGTGTACGTAACAGCTAGGGCCTTGCCTAGGGGCAGTCTCAGCACTGGAACCTCGAAGGGCGGAGATTCATCTCCGGGACCGGCCAACACTATACACTGACTGATGCGTAATGTCTTTTTAAATCTTTGTATCAACTCGTACCAAGTGTCCCAAGGCACGACTTTCATCCCTGCAGTTCCTGCCTGAGAAGACGTGATCTTGCTTGTACTGTAAGGACTTATGACCAAACATCTACTTAGATCAGGTATTTTGTAGAACTCGTAATCATCTGGGGTTAAGTACTGGGACCCAACTGCGGGCAAGATCATGTCATCAGGGACTTGTACTCCTATATACGATCCAAAGGCCTGAGACATATGGCCGTATCCGATTCGCAACGGCCATATATACTCTATTCCCATGAAGATCGTTTTATCATAGCCCTCGAATCGCTTTTCGTGGAATCTACTGAGATCTTTTTCAAACAATATTTGATCCGCTACACCCTGCTCTACCATGCCAGAACATATTTCACGCACATGAACCTGATCTTGCAGTACCCAAGTAATTTCTTCATTCGGATGCTGCTCTTTGTAAATGCGAAGTGCAGGAGTTTGCACTAACGTATCACCTAGTAGGTTACAACTTGCAAATAATGTTTTGGTCATGATCTTCTCGTTAGGTGTAAACCGTTTTATTTTTTCGGTTTTTATATCGAGTTGCATCCGCATTGCGGTACAACATGCGAACTGCAAGATCTAGGATAATAAGTGGATCTAGTTCTCGCTTCTTAGCGGGTTTAACTGCACGTATTGGATACTTGCTTTTACCTTCTTGAAGTTCACCGACAATGAATACGCCCCATTCAGGTGGTATCTCGTCTTTGACTTTTCCATAAGTTCGAGCGTCCATCGCGAAGTAGGCTTGCGTACTGTAGTTGAGATAGTTGTGGGCTTTCTTGTCCGACCTAAAATCCTGCACGCCACTTTTGGTCTCTACGATAACTACGTTGCGCCGCAGGTTCATAGCCAACACGTCTGCACGAAATTTACCCGACTTGGTGACCCCAGCCTCGAATACGACAGCCATCCGCCTACGTTTAGTCAGGTATTGAGCGACTGCCTTCTTTATCTCTTCAGCGTCCATCTTGTTCTCTTGTTCTCAATATAGTGGACATTCATGATCTCTACTTCAAGAATTAGATAGGTCATCATTAACGCAATAAAACTATTCTTGCACAGAAGAAAAAGAAAGTGATTCATATTCAAGCTCGTAGGAATAGGTCACGACCTTTAAGGTCTGTGTACACAGAGGCCACTAGGGTAAGTTGAACAGTACCAGTTGGAGCCTTCATAACTTTTTGAGGCGAGCGGAAAGTGATATAGTGCTTACAGTCGGGAGAACCTATAGCCCAGGACCTGCAGATATCTTCTAGAGTGTGACATATTTCCTCTATCAGAACTTCTGTTGATTGAGTGAGATGAATTTGTGCGTTAATGAAAAACTCTAAAGGTTGGTCCACTACTTTAGATCTCTCTTTGACGTTCTCTTGAACCAACCATACAAGTTCTCGGTCATCGTCTACTAGTCTAATGTCCACTTTAGAATGTTCATCCATGAAGTAAGCTCTGAGGAACTCCAATAGTGCTGGATCCTTCAATCTTGCCATTTCATTTTCAGAGGTCCCCATCTTGCACTCCCGTTCTATATCAATATTGCTCTACCGTTACCGAGACAGAAATTGGATCGTTTGATCTCTCATCTGTTCAAATTTTGAATTCATTAACGCACCCAGTCTATTTCTACTATCTATTTGAGCTTGTCTGAATCGCCCATACACCTCAGTGGGTACCAGATCCTTTACCTCTGATAGAACAGTCGCCTGCTCTTCGACTACTTTGGTAGCTATTTCCAAGATGGTGGGCTGTATGATCTGTTGAACTATGGATTGTCCTATAGCTCCTCTATCTTGCATAGACTGTAGGTCAATAACTAGCTCTCGAATGGTTTGAATCGTTCCATTCAAAGAATGAACTCCATAGCGACCGTTGGAGTTCCGAATGCCGGTTTCCAGTTGGGGGATCAAGTCAATACAAGTCTGAATCAAGCGACGGTTCAACAACTGAATTGCCTGGTCTGTTGAGCCGTTCTCGAACAGGGACTGCATCTCCTCTGCGTCATCGCCTATAATGGATACCAACTCTTTTTGATTCAACTTGGAGATGCGTCGTGTCGGCATCTCACCTACGGGAACAATATCCGTCGACTCCCTGATCCTGTTCTTTTTTGTTTCGACTATCTCTGCTTCCTCTGCATTTCTAGGAGCACGAGTAGCCTTCTTGTTTTTATTTTTAATGCGTCTCAACTTGTCTTTTGACGCCTGTACAGCATCTACGTCTTCTTTAGGTTCTCGACCTGTAGATGAGGAACTAATCTTTTTCTTCTTTTTCTTTGGAACAGGATCTGAAATACTGAACTCTAGATCTGTCACCTGATGTTTCTTCTTTAACATTACTTACTCCTTGACCTCCGGAGCATCAGGAGTCGGGATTGCAATACGGTGGCTCTTGCATATCAGAACGGGAATTCCATTGGCACTGGCGGCTTCCATGGGAGTTCTGCATTCAGGGCACAATCCTGCACCTGCTACCTCTGCCGACATATCTATACGCGCCACAGTTTTAGTAGGCGCGGTGGCCTGAACTTGAATTTTCTTTTCACTGACCGTAGAACAGGCCTCTATAAATGCTTTTGGTAACTTTAGACTCATGGCAAATTCCTAGTAGACACTCATGCTTACTCTAGTGCTCAATAGTACTTTAGCGGCGTCGTACTTCACTGTCACTTGACGGAAGGTAAAATTTTTCACTGGACCTGTGATAATCATAGAGATGGAACGATGGAGAGTATCCGCCATACTCAACAACCAATCTGCTATTTCGGAAGCTCGCAGCTCAGGATCGAACGGATAGTCAAACTCCGTTGAAACCAAAATCTCTGGAGGGGTTGAAACACCTCCAGTTAGTTTTGGCCACGAAGGGGCAGGTGCCCCGTATTCCAAGTACTTCACATTGAACCCTGCAGCCATTATCTTATCTAGGGCTAACTTGACGTAAGTATCACGAGGTCTAGAACTTTTAACTTTACACTTAGGTCTCATCGTCTTCTCCGATATTCTTTTAGAGGAAGAAGTGAAGTATCTTCTACTTGCTTGATTATGGTTTTGATTTCAATGTCGAACTGTAGATTCAGTCCCCGCTCCAACCCATAGAAACCTATCATAGAGGAATCTAGTTGGTGCGGCTCTACTAGAATTTCCTTGTAGGTTTCTTTGAGATCGAACTTGAAACGATTTTGGTGCGGAACTTTCCACTGGGCTGCTGGGATGGTCAACGTGTTTAACTTGAAGTACCCAGAGACGAGAGCCACCATTGAAGGAACTAACTCTCCCATAGCCATACCCGTTCCTGCACCTCGAAGCATAAACCGCTCTGCTATCAAGGCCTGCGGCTTATACAAATCCACCCAGTTCCCTACTTCCTCTAGAAACACCTTCTTCTGCTTTTCGAACTGATTCATCTGATCCATAGGGTGCATCAATACCGCATTGCTAACAACCCTGAAGTTCCTGCGATCAGTAGCTACACAGCTGATGCCAAAATTGCGGATGCCCGGATCAAAAGAAAGGACGCGGATGGTAGAATCTTTCAATACAGATTTCGAAGGTAATTCGTATGGCTTGTTAGGTTTTCTGGGTGTTTTTGATTTTCGAGCCATGTTCTTTCTCAGTATTTCACAATACTATGAAATTAGAACTCAACGCCTTAGACGAGAAGCCCAATTCATATTCACCGGAGATCCCCTCGACACATAAACAGGGGCCGGAGCCCTAGGACGTTCTGAACTATAATCGAAGTTCCTGGCCTCTACTAGGCGTTCCATGCACTTTGGACTGTGGATGGTATTGACCAACAGCACTAGAGCTCGGAGAATGTCATCTGTAAAGCCTTCACCCTTCTCAGGACAGCGGGCTACTCCAACGTCTCGAATGGTCAACATCTGCAGTAAAAGATGTTCTACTGGCTTTCCTACCATCTCTGTTTTGTAGTTCCCTACGTCTCCGTTCATTATGCGTCCGTATTCTTTCAAATCGATTCGGGGCAATACGATATTTCCAGATTCAATCATACCCCTAAAGGCTTCAAAGTCCTTGCGCTTAGGAGAATATTGCTTTGCCAAAGTACGGGGCTTCTGCAAGGGGTTGTTTCCCATATCAGCCTTCACCCGATGAAGTAGGTCTATCGACTGCCATTGATCTGCTGCAACTCCAACTGCGTTAGTGGCTTTGGTAATTGGAAGGATCACGTTACCGTACAGCAAGTTGAAGTCTACTCTCCGCCCTTGCTGAGGCATACACTCCAATAGAGTAGTCACTATTGTCTTTCCAGAATCGAAATCATAGTGTCCTGCAGCTATACAGAATGAGTTGTTGGTTGAACCCGCGTCTAAGGCTACAACAGAGGGCATATACTTCATGAGACGATTTTTGGCCAAGGTGCCATAGATCATCTCCGGATGATCGAACTGATAAAGTAGTTCGTGTGAGTTCGTTTGTCCAGAAAACAACTGCTCTGTTAGAGACTGTACTGACATGAACCTTGAATGAACGATAGGTGGATTGGCTCCGAAATCTCGTTCAGCTTTTTCAGGGTTTGACACATAGGCTGCCGCAATGACAGGTGTCTGCCGTGTCATGTTAGGGTTCACCTCCCACGTAGGAAGGTTGACACCTAAGATGTACTTCGATCCCTCTTCTGACTGTGACTCTCTATATAGGCGCATCACCTTATCTCGAATAGACATAGGAGAAGACACCGAATACAGAAGAGCAGGTGGTGCAGTGTTATAGCCCTTAGAAAGTAACTCGTTATACGCCAAGTTCACGGTCGTCAATGAGTTATATAGAGACTTGTGTGCCTCATCTGCGTTTGCAATTTCGGAACTTTCGTCTTCCTCTTCATCACCTGATGGAAGACGGAATAGACCTAACTCGTCTAGCGCCGCCCACCACCTCGTATCGCCTCTCAGTGTACTTGACTTAGGGCCTGAGGGGTAGAGCTTTATGTTCTTCAACCCGAAAGACATATAGAGACTAGAGGTCCTATACAACTCTTTTCCGTAAACTCCTTTGTAGTGATCCATGAGTCGGAAGTATTCTGTGAACCATGCAGAATCTTCGGTCACGATTTTTCGAAAAGGTGTCCACATAACGCCTAAAGCTTTTGCAAAATTCAAGCTGACAAAAGTGGCCGTCAATTCCGTTGAGTTCTGCATCGATTTTGTGAGCGAAGCATAATTTGGAAACTTCAGCATTCGATGCAGATCATAAGATCCATACGTTGCTAGGGAACTAGATTTACCCGAACGCTGACCAAGAACGGAAACTAGTTGGATATAATTCTTCAACCCGTAATGTTGGATCAACTCATTTTTTGTTCTCTTGCACTTAGGACACTTACCGTTTTCTAAGAAACATAGATACGCAGGCAGCTCCGAAGATGGGTAGTCTTTCGGTACGTTATGAATGTCCAGCCACTCTTTCTTCGAGCAGCAAGGACATATTTCACCATGAAACATGGCCCCTATCCACAATTGGCGGGACCAGGGGGCATGCATCTTTTTGCCGCTGAGATTAAAACAATAATCGTAGAAGTTCTTTGCCAAGGGAAGATCGCGAGTGTCGATCTTGAGATCATGTAAAGTGCCCGTCGTCGGGTCTTCCATCTCGGCCATGTACCTTCTCACATCAAAAGAATCTATTCTGACGCCGTCTTCCCCAAAATCGGCGTCTTTTAAAATGAAATCTTCGGGTCTAACCTCAGATACTTTCTTTTTTGTTTTTGTCTTTTTCGCCTTTTTTATACGTAGTTTCTGAATATCTTCTAATTGCTTATCCGAGAGTATTGAGGAAAAAAGTTTATCCGCTCCGACCTTTAGCAACTTTGAAATATCTGGATCTTCCATATTCTTGCGCTACTTCTCTGTGGGTTCTGGTTTTTCAGTTGAAGACCTAGAGCGACCGTCTACTGTAGGGCCAGTAGGAATGAACATCACTTCCTTCTTGGGTTGAATAGAATCTAGGAGTTCACGTACTTTAGAGGTCGGAATACCCAAGTACTTAGCTATATATTGAGCCATCTTTATAGTAGTGGCATGCTCAATCATAAGCTGGAACTTACGGAAGGGCATTTGGTCTACGGGAGCATTTAAAGTGCGCTGGACCACATCTTGGGCTTGGGCAGATCCTGATTGAGCGGCCAATGTTAAAGGAGCAATTTCTTTGAGCCAGAATTCTCGCACTTTAATAATGTTATGATCCAACTTTGGTGGCAGTTCTTCTTCGTAGGTCTTGCGTCGTTCTTCTACTTGTTGATCTACGAGTTCGATTTCTTTGGGCTCTGCGATTTGCTTACGATGTTCCACTTCCTCTTGAAAAGAAGTGGTAGGAGTATAGAAGAACCGAGAGCGCCGGCCCTCTCCTACTTTTGTCCAGGAATCCTTAGATCTTTGTTTCTTAGGCTTCTTGTCTAAAGGTGTACCCAGATTAGTAATGGCGGCAAGCAATGCCTGCTGTGCCGCCTCATCTTTATTTCTATTCAGGAGATTGCTTGCCATGACTTACTCTATTACTTTAGTTGTTTGATTTCTGTAACTTCTACGTCTATAGCATCATAGTAGTCGCTCTTACTGTAACAGTTGAGAAGCCTAGGAACTTGTTCTTGAATAGGAGACGCTTGAAGTACTTCCAGTCCTGGCATCATGAAAGATGGATGTTGAGACCATCCCCGGACGGGTGGAGTAATTTTCACAGGACCTACCAACTTAAACCATTGATCATTTTCGAGCTTATGAAAACAATCCCCCACCTGTAGAGTAGATAGGTATCCTGTTATTAAGTTGTTCGATCTCCAGATTTCCACAGGTAGATCAAAGGGGCCCATCTGTACTTGAATGGATCTTGAACTAAGAGCTAGTTCATTCGTCATCTCCGTCATCTCCTGCTTTGCCGTTGTTCTTCTGCTGAACATATAGTTCCTCTCCTCTGCCTTTCGACATTTGGGTAAAGCAGAACTTGCGCAGATCTATAGGTTTGAACCCAAGAGATTGACTGATCTTTGTCTTTTCTTCTTTAGTGCCCAAAACCCAGCGCTTCAAAGTCGTCCAATCCAACGTCTTCTTTGCCTTGCCTAGATCATCAAGTTCCAATGTCATGACCTTGCGATTCTTTGAACGAAGTTGTCCAGTCTCTCGTAGATACTGCGCAACGTCAAAGAAAGGATCGAAGCCGCAGGCCTCTCCTGAGTAATTACTGACCCAAATTCGGACCCACATCTTGCGGCCAGGATTAGAAAGCTTATTCTTCTTGTTGACGATTTGTACGTACCTGTATCGATCTTTACCATCTCCCTCTACAGAAGATTCGATTTCTACTCGCTCTTCTGTGTCAAACTTGGGATTGAATGGCATACCAGAGGAACGAGAATTCCACCAGTTGCGACAGTCAGAGTTGAACCGCAGGGCTTGTCCACAGGCTTCTTTCTCTTTAGGACCGTACATAGCCATAGGTACTTCGCGCAGCTGATTGACACCTACCAGGGCCACCATCTTCTGTGCTAGTCGACCTTTAACACGTGGGAGATGTTTTGCAAAGAAACGGGCATGAAGTCCCAATGAATTATTAGCCTCTTCATCGTCATTCTGCTCCGGATTCATTGCCGGGTAAGAATCGACAAGTACTAGACCCTGAAGGCCCCCATCTGGTGCCGGTACCCAAAGGCCCTTACCGTATTTCTTTTTCATGGTGGCGTCAGCTTGATCTCCGACTTTAGCTTTGTGAGCCTTATTACTCTCGTCGAACACCAACCACCACTTACCAGCTACGAATTTCTTATCAGGCATATCCCTAAGTACAGCAGCAAGCCAGTCGAAAAACTTCTCACCTCTGGTCTCAGCTACATAGCGCACTGTAGGCTTAATCAACCATTTCCCCGTAGCTGGATCCTTCTTGCCGAATAATTCTTTAGGAGGTACTCGCACACCCATAGTGCGAAGGACATTGGCAACGTATCCCAGAGAATTATTGGTGCTACCTTCAAAGTCCCATAGTGCCACTAATGGCACTTGAGCCTTCACAGCAGAGGCCATCAAGGCTAGAGCGCCAGTTGTTTTACCACCTTGCTCAAAACCAGCAGAGGTATACATCGCAGGCTTGATACCACCAGTTAAAAAGTCTAGAGCAAGCAAGCCAGTAGATAGGGGAGTGAAGACGTCCATAACGTCGGTGTCCACTCCCTGTCGGCGACTAATTTCGTCCAATGAATCATTGAACATATCCAAGTAGTCGAAGCCCATAGCTTTCTTTCCACGCTTTGGGCTAGTTTCCTCTTCCAGCACCTCTTCAACTTGTTCTGCCTTAACTCTCCGAGGGGTCTTCTTAGTGGGCGGCGATTTTTTCACAGTTTTCTTAGTTGCCATAAATCAACCTGAAAATAAAAAAAGCCCCGCGCAAGAGCGAATCCTGGGCGGGGCCTTGGGCTTATAATAGACTACGGTATTTCAGTAGACTTGACGATTAATCGTCTTCGTCCTCATCTTCGTCATCTTCATCCCGACTGCGTTTCTTAACAGTCTTCTTTGCTACCTTTTTAGCAGGTGCTTTCTTGGCTGGAGCCTTCTTGGATTTCTTAGCGGGACGTTCATCTTCTTCCTCGTCCTCATCTTCGTCATCAAGATCCTCGTCATCTTCGTCGTCCTCGTCTTCTTCATCACGAGCACGTTTCTTCGAGACGGCCTTTTTCGCAGGTGCTTTCTTGACTACTTTCTTACCACGACGGGGAGGCTCATCATCTTCGTCCTCGTCATCATCAAGATCCTCGTCTTCCTCGTCTTCATCGTCGAGATCTTCGTCGTCTTCGTCAAAATCATCTTCATCGTCCTCGTCTTCTTCATCTCGGGACTTCTTGGAAGATTTCTTGGCAACAGGCTTCTTCTTACCACGACGGGGAGGCTCATCATCTTCGTCCTCGTCATCATCAAGATCCTCGTCTTC